AAACTGCAGTTGAGCGGCGTAAAGAGAATGCGCCAAAGTATGCCGATTATGAAAAAGAAGGCAGCCTGACCATTGTTGAGCGTATCGGTGATGACATTGACCAACTAGCCGCCATTGCAAAGAAATGCTTTGACTCAGGCAAGCTCGACAAAGTTGGACTCGATCCACTTGGCCTAGGTGGTCTTTTAGATGGCCTGCTTGATGCTGGTATTCCTGAAGACAAGCTCATTGCAGTAGCTCAAGGTTTTAAATTGATGGGCTATATCCTCACTACAGAACGAAAACTTGCTGAAGGAAATCTTTACCATGCAGGCCAAGGCTTAATGACCTGGTGTGTTGGTAATGCGCGTGCAGTCGTAAAAGGCAACGGCATGATGATCAGCAAACAGGAATCGGGTGTTGGGAAGATTGACCCATTGATTGCCACGTTTAACGCGGTGTCTCTTATGAGTCTGGCACCGGAAGTTAAAAACTATGACATTGACGGATATTTAGAGGACATCGTGATAGCATGAGCGACTTACAAGACACGGGATTCTGGTCTCGCTTCTGGTCACGATTGACTGGAAAAACTCAATTAAAGAAAGGGGATACTTCCTATCCAGTAGATAGCTATATGTCTTCTGGTGGTGCAGTGGTCAATCCTGAAACCTCTCTGAAGTTATCGGCAGTTTGGGCATGTGTAAAATTACGCGCTGAAACTATTTCAACCTTGCCACTTCACTTATACGACACTGAAAAAAAGATTGCCAAAGACCACGAGCTATATCGAATATTGCATGATTCACCCAATGCAGACATGTGTGCCAGTGAATTTTGGCAGATTCAGTCAGCGTGCTTGGATTTATGGGGTAATGCGTATAGCTACATTACTCGTCGCAATAATCGCAGTGTTATCTCCTTAGAGCCATTATTCCCTAGTGAAATGGTTAAAAAGCGGCTGAAAGATGGAAGCTTTGAGTACCATTACACTGAAAACGGCAAAGTTAAAATCTATACCGATGATGAAATTCTGCATTTTAAGGGATTTACCTTGGATGGATATGTGGGGTTATCGGCAATTCAATTCTTTGCTCAGACGATTGGCATGCAGTTTGATGCCAACAATCAAGCACAGGACTGGTTCAAAAACGGACTAAAGGTCGGCGGATTTCTTGAAACTGGTGAGAGAACCTTAACTGATGAGCAGCGTTTAAAAATGCGCAAAGGCTTGGCTAGTTTTAGCCTTCCTGAAAACGCTGGGAAGTACATGATTCTTGAGGCGGGTATGAAAGTAGCCAGCGCTTCAAATATTCGTATTAATCCGGTTGATGCTCAACTTCTTGAAAGTCGTTATTTTGGTATTGAGGAAATTTGTAGAGCTTTTGGCGTACCGCCGCAACTGATTGGCCATACCAACAAAGCAAGTTCATGGGCATCTAGCTTAGAACAGACCAATCAGGGGTTTTTGACCTATTCGCTGAATCCTCAGTTAGTACGTTACGAACAAACCATTGCACGAAAACTTCTGCTACCACATGAAAAATATCAATTTCGTCCTAAATTCTCGGTTGATGGGCTCTTAAGGTCTAATAGTTCAGCACGAGCAGATTTCTACGAGAAGATGACACGAAACGGTTTATATACCCGTAATGAGGTGCGCGTGCTTGAAGATATGCCGAAGGCGGATGATCCATCAGCCGATAAATTGATGGTTCAAATGCAAATGGTTCCGCTCGGAAGTGAACAAGGTGCAAAAAATGAATAGAAAGAGTTTTAGCTTAGAAATTAAAGCCGTCCAAGAGGACGGTTTTTTTTCGGGTTATGGGGCAGTTTTCGGAAATGTTGACTGGTACAACGATGTGATTTTGCCTGGCGCATTTAAGAAAACACTTGAAAAGTGGACAGCTAAAAACAAGCTGCCTCCAGTGCTTTGGAACCACAACGATGCTGAGCCAATCGGGGTTTACACAAAAATTTTTGAAGATGAAAAAGGGCTTTTTGTTGAAGGTCGATTGCTAATTGATGATGTGCCAAGAGCAAAATCTACGCATGCGCTGCTAAAAGCTGGTGCCATTGATGGTTTAAGTATTGGTTACAAAACCAAGAAGGCCAACCAACAAACCAACGGCATCCGAGAGTTAATCGAGCTTGACCTAGGCGAGATTTCAATTGTGACCATGCCTGCCAATGAAGAAAGCCTTATCACATCCGTGAAATCCAAATTAGAAGATGGTGAATTGCCAACTTTACCTGAATTTGAAAAGTTCCTGAGAGAGTCAGGCTTTTCTAAAACGCAAGCCACTGCAATCGCTGGCAAGGGTTTGCGCCATCTTTTGAGCGAGTCTGAAGATGAAAAATTCCAAGCGAAATCAATTTCAAATGCTCTTAATATTTTAAAAGGAAGTCAAAATGACTGATCAAAATTTAGAACAACTCGCTCAAGAGTTTAAAAAACAAGTCGATGAAGTCAAAGGCATTGCTGAAGACTTTAAAGGCAAGCGTGAACATGGCGACAAAATTGCAGAAGGTGCTAAACAGGCAGCGGATGAAGCGATTACTAAGCTGAATGAGTTAAAAGCTCGTGTGGATGAAGTTGAGCAGAAAGCTTCCCGTCGCCCACAGGACGGCAAAGAAGAGGTTAAATCTCTTGGCCGTCAATTTGTGGAATCTGATCAGTTTAAATCACTGGTTGGTTCAGCTGGACAGCGCGGTAAAGCAAACCTTGAAATTAAAGCGACCATTACCTCTGCAAATACTGATGCTGCTGGGTCAGCTGGTGATTTGGTTCAAACCACTCGTATTCCGGGAATCATTGCGCCGCCTGACCGTAAACTTACGATTCGTGATCTTTTAATGCCGGGTCGCATGGATGGTAATGCACTTGAATTCGTTCAAGAGACTGGATTCACAAACAATGCAGGTATGACTGCTGAAGGAACTAAAAAGCCGCAGTCAGATATTAAATTTGACCTGAAATCGACTACTGCAAAAGTTATCGCTCACTACATGAAGGCATCACGCCAGATTCTTGAAGATGCATCACAGCTGCAATCCTACATCGATGGCCGCTTGCGTTACGGTCTTGCTTTCAAAGAAGAGCAGCAAATCCTGAATGGTGATGGCACTGGTCAAAACCTGCTAGGCATTATCCCGCAAGCAACCGCATATGCTCGACCAGTGGGCGTTGAAACTACAGCTGAAAGCAAAATCGATACTTTGCGTTTTGCAATGCTCCAGGCAGTACTTGCAGAGTATCCAGCAAGTGGTCACGTACTAAACCCGATTGATTGGGCTGCGATTGAAACCCTGAAGGATACTTCTGGTCAGTACATCATTGGCAATCCACAAGGGGACCTAAACCCAACTTTATGGAAATTGCCAGTTGTAGAAACTCAGGCGATTGCGGTGAATAAGTTCCTGACTGGCGCCTTCTCAATGGGTGCGCAATTATTTGACCGCTGGTTGTCTCGTGTGGAAGTTGCAACCGAGAACGAAGACGACTTCATTCACAACCTTGTGACTATCCTTGCGGAAGAGCGTCTGGCATTGGCGGTATATCGCCCAGAAGCGTTTATCTATGGTGATATTACCCCAGCAGTTGCCGGCGGTTAATCCAAAATCCAATAAGGGTCAAATTGCTGGCCCTTATTTTTAGGAGATAGTCATGACTGAGTACGATGTTAAGCGCGAGCACTATGGTGATAAGTATTACCAGACTGGTGATAAGCGCACAGCAAATCCAGCGGATGTGAAACACTTGGTTGATAAGGGTGTTTTAGTTGAATCCGTAGAAGAGCCAAAACCTAAAACAACCAAAACCACAGCAAAACAGGCCAAACCAGAATGATTGATCTCGCAAAAGCTAAGTTGCATTGTCGTGTGGATCATGATGATGAAGATACTTTGATAGAAGCATATATCGATGCTGCCAATGAGCAAATCCAAGCACATTTAGATCGCAAAGTTATCGCAACTGAAGCTGAGCGAGTAAATGAAAATGATCTGGTTGATAACAAGGCTTTAGATGCTGCACGGCTTCTCTTTGTGGCACATCTTTATGCCAATCGGGAAGCCACCACTCAGGCAACGATTGAATTACCTTTAGGGTACTGGTCCTTAATCCAGCCTTACCGGAATATGGGGGTGTGATATGGCCCAACGTGCCGGAGAACTATGCCATCGAATCACAGTTCAAAAACTCACATCAGGTCGTGATGAAGATGGCTATCCACTTCCTGAGCAATGGACTGATTACGTCCAGTTATGGGCCAAAGTCACCCATCTTTCAGGCAAGGACTTAATCGCAGCACAAGCAAGTCAATCCAAAGTGATTGCTCGACTGAAGATTCGCTATAGAGAAGATATCGACACGACAATGCGCGTGATTTACAAAGGCAGAGCCTACGCTATTGATAGTCAGCCGCTTGAGGATACGAATTCAGGTTACGAGTCGGTGACGTTCTTGCTTTCAACTATGTGAGGTGCTTATGTCTGTTGAAGTGCAAATACATGGCATTGATGAGCTAAATCGAAAGCTCAAGTTATTGACGAGTAGTAAGGCAGCCAAGCGCATAGCACGCAAAGCAGCACGCCAAGCAATGAATATTGTCCGTGATGCAGCGCGAGTGAATGCCAAGACGATTGATGATCCCGAAACAGTAGAGAAGATTTGGAAAAATATTGCTGTTTCGGGGGGTAAAACTCGAAACCAAAATGAAATCGTAATGCGTGTTGGTGTGCGTGGCGGTGCTTCATTTAGCAATAAGAATCCACCAAAAGTAAGTGGTGGAGATACACGCCACTGGCGTTGGATAGAATACGGCTCCGCACATAATGTTGCTGCTCCATTCATGCGACCTGCGCTGAACAACAACATTCAAGAAGTCACAAATAAGTTTTCAAGTGTTTTTGAGGCTGAATTAGATAAGGAACTCGCAAAATGACAGCTCCAATTGCTCGAACGATTAAAGCCGATACTTATTTAGCATCAAAATTCGGTGATCGAATCTTTTTAGGCCAAGCAGACATTGGTACAACGATTCCATATTTAGTTTTTCAAGGCATAGGCTCAGAACCTGAAAACATGATTGATTGTGGTGCTATTGACGACAATGACTCTTATCAAATGGTGATATGGCACACCGATCCCAAAGAAGCCGAAGCACTGCGATTAAAAGTCCGAGTTGCTTTAGAGAAGGCGGGTTTTTATTACAACGGAAAGCATCCTGACAGTATTGATTCTGAAACTAAATTACATGGCCGTGGTTGGGATATGAACTGGTGGTCAGAAGT